CCTGGTCCAGCGCCTACACCAGTTTTTGATTACAAACAATATCAGCAGTGTGATGACGCTAGTATAGTGGCAACATTTAGAGGAGCCGTGGGATATACATTCCCCGGTTTTATTAAACTAAATGAAATATGTTATGAAAACCCACAAGCAACCTCATCAACTTCAAATACGGATATAGCGCCACTACCTACTTATACGGACTGTGCAGCGTGTGATGCTACTACACCAGTGCCACCAGTGCCACCAACTCAAACATATATTTATAGAGAATATGAGGATTGTGAGGACAGTACAACAAAACAAATATTTAGATTAATAGATGGGCAAGGTGTTACGTTCCCAAATTTTATAAAATCTAACGTAAGCGGCACAAGTATCTGTTATAATAATCCAGTAATTACTAGCTCAACAAGTACAGTGGATGTGCCTGCATTACAATATAATAACTGTAGCGAGTGTTTAGAAACAATTGCTCCAACACCACCAGACCCGCCAACACCTGCCGCTTATGATTTTCAATTATACACAGAGTGTGGGGGAACAAATACGCAAATATTTAGAGTTCCTTCGGGTGAAACTTTTCCAAATGTTTTAGATTTTAATAGTGTTTGTTATGAAAGTACAAGTTCAACAAGCACAACATCTACGCAAGATATTACAGGTTTAGATAGTTTTAATGATTGTACCGCGTGTAACGCGCCTACTTATGATTACAAAGTTTATACTCAATGTAACGCTACAGCAACTCAAGTATTTAGAGTTGAAAGCGGAGTTACTTTCCCAGGATTTATAAGATATAATAATGTGTGTTGGGAAAACCCACAAGCAACAGGATTAACGTCAACAATAAACGCTGCCACTCTGCCAAGTTACGCAAGCTGTCTTCTGTGTAGCTATGATTATAGAGAATATGCAGATTGTATTACAGGAGGAGTATCCAAATTAAGATTTAGAGTTCTTGCAGGAGGAACTTTCCCTGCTACTGTAAGTTTTAACGGGGTGTGTTGGTTTAATTATGGACCTACAGAGCTCACGTCTACAATAGATATAGCTGGGCTATCAAGTTTTAATAATTGTACCACGTGTGCGGCACCACCTGTACCACCAGTACCACCAGTACCACCAGTACCACCATCTTTATTTTATTTTTTAATAGGATGTACAAGAGCTGACGGTACTGCACCAGCAGGATGTTACCTTCAAAGTGCTACTCAACCAACTCTGAGTCAAAGATATGTTGATGGTACGTCTGGAAGTAATCCTGATTTCTTTTATTATAGTGGTAACGCAGGTATAACTTCCGACCAAAATCTAGCTTGCCAAAATCTACAAGCAGTTGGAACAGACACGGGATGTCCACCAGCGGTTCCATCACCCCCACCGCCTAGCCCACCAGCGCCTTCACCTGCTACGGCTACTCAAGATATTAAGGTTAGAGAATGTTACACATCTGGAACACCTTACCTTGTAAGAGTAACAGGTTTAGTATCACCAACTTTATCGGTAGGAACAGCACTAAGATTAAGTGGCCCAGGAGGAGCTGGTGGAACACCTGTAATGGATGGAACAAAATTTTGGGAAATAACAGATGCAGCGTCTACGAACTATAACGTATCCGTAACAGTAGTAGAAATTCAAAGTTCATGTGGTGGGTTTGCTCCACCTCCAACACCACCAACTCCTCCTACACCTACTATCGTATATGCACAATATTTAGATTGCGATGGTTCTGATGCTGTTGCTTATGTGAGCGGACCTTCGGGAACTACATTTCCAGGTGCGTTAAAAATATCTGGTGTGTGTTATGAATATTCAACTCTTGGAGGAAGCACTGGTGCTGACTATACAAATTATGATTCTTTTGCAACTTGTTCTGAATGTGAAGCTGACACACCTCCAACACCTACACCTCCAACCCCTACACCTACACCAACGTCTTGTTTTGGAATTAATAATATCGGAGTTGATATAGGCAGCGCACAAAATGCTTGTAATTCGGCTAGAAGAGAAACGCATTACTTTAACAACAGTTCTTTATGTCAAGCTACAGTTTATTACGGAACTAACTCAAGTTGTAGTTCTGCTTATGGTGCTCCATTATATGTAGCTGACGGTTCTTATTCTAGGTACTGGAGCGGTTCATCATTCAGTTCATGTGAAATTTGTCAGCAACAATAATTTTAATACCTTTATATAAATTAAATTAAATCTAATGCACGAAATTCCTAACTTTATTTCTCACGAAGAGTGTGATGAAATAATAAAATTAATTGACGCCAATCACACACGTTCTTCAGTTGTAGTTGGTGGAACTGACCGCTCGGATGTAACCGACCATAGAACTTCAAGTACAAGCAACTTAGACACTAACAATGTAATTATACAAAGTGTTCATAAAAAAATAGCTGAAACTTTAAATTTACCAATCACCAAAGGAGAATCTTTGCAGGGTCAACTATATGAAGAAGGTCAATACTTTAAACCTCATAATGATTATTTTAGTGGGCCTGCCTATGATATGCACTGTTTAGCCTCAGGCAATAGAACTCACACTTTAATGGTTTATTTAAATGATGACTTTGAAGGTGGTGATACAAACTTTCCAAATAAACAAGTTTCAGTAAAAGCAGAAAAAGGTAAAGCTTTATGGTGGGAAAATATGAAAGATGGTAAAGTTTTAGAAGACACACTACACGAAGGGACTCCTTTAGTCAAAGGAAAAAAATATATTATTACATCTTGGTGGAGAGAAAATGGATGGGATGGAGCAGGAGATGAACAGCAACATAAAGAGTTAACTGAGACTAAACCTCAAGAACAGCCTAAGTCTGAAAGTAAAATTGTTAAAGTCAATAATAATATTATTGTAGATAGCGATAGCCCTATTCCTAAGCTCACACCTAATGGTTTTTCTTTACAGAAATGTCCACCTAAAATGTGGAATTTAATTCAAGAATGTTACAGTTTATTAAAAAGTAAAGAAGTAAAAGAGGAATTTGATGGTAAAGACCATTACGTTCCTGGTCACAGTACAATGTTAAGTTTTGACAATTTACCTACTGTAAAACAAATATTACACCAAGAATTACTTCCAATACATAGAGATTTTTGTGGTGTAGATATTACTCCAAGCTATGTATATGGCATAAGGTCTTATCTAAAAGGTTCTAGTCTTACAGAGCATGTAGATAGAATTGAAACGCATCATATATCATCTATTATTATAGTAGACAAAGACTTAACCTGTGGTTGTCAAAATAAAAAATATGCAGATGATTGGCCGTTAGATATAAAAGGACACGATGGAGAGTGGTATAAGATTTATGCGCAACCAGGAGATATGATACTGTATGAATCAGCTCTTTGTGAACACGCACGCAAAGAACCTTTTGGGGGCAAATATTTTAGAAACTTTTATATACACTATAAGTTAAATGATATTACACTTTCTAGCTCCTGAAGATAAAACCAAGTGGTCTCAAAAATGGCATGTATGTCTTGATTCTTGGAAGCGTTCACATTGTTGTATAAAAGTTTGGAACGATAAAGAAATAGACGAGTTCATTAAATGTAATGACCCAGAGTTTTATAAAGTATTAGACATGCTTCATAAGATATTTAAGTTAGACTATGTTCGTAGTTTAATATTAGAAAAAATAGGAGGTGCTTATATCGATATGGATATAGAGTTAATCTCTCCTTTTATACATCAAGTAGATAGAAATAAAATTTATCTTATGGGTGCTTCTTCTGGAGATGAAGTAGTTCAAAACAGTATGATGATATCTCCACCTTCTGATTTTTGGGGACGGTTCCTTACATATTCTCGAAAAAATATTATAGAAAACTTAGACGCAGTTAGAGCTTATCCTAATTACGAAGAAGAGCTTAGGGGGACAATAGTTAGAAAAACTGTTGGGCCCATAGCGTTATCTGATTTTATTAAACAAGACAAAGAAGATATTGAAATACTACCAGCTAATTTATTTAACAATTCTTACGGTATTTGTTTTACAAAACATCATCAAACTGGTATATGGGGCTTCATTGATTAACACCAATAAATTTTTGTAAATTTGTATTTAAATATATTTATTTATGGCGTGTACAAAAGGCTTAAAATATGAGTTAACGTGTCCCATAGGAGCACAAGGTGGAGAGTGTAGATGGTCGATTGTTTGTTGTGATGGAACTGTACAGAGAGTAACTCTTTTAGAGGGCGAAGTAGCGATACCATGTATTGACTCAGAAGCAACTAACTTTAATGGTGAGCCAGTTGCAAGAAATTCTCTTTCAGGTATTACGACACTAATGGATGTACCATGTGACACTGCATGTGGTGAATATAACCCAAGTCCAAACCCAACACCTCCTGTTCCACCTGTGCCTCCTGTACCCCCAAGTCCTCCGACTCCTCCTGCAACACCTAGTCCTGATTATTGTTTAGGTGCAGAAAACGAAGTAACAATACAAACGATTAGTGGCGGTAACAAGTTTGTTTTTGGAGGTAATTATGGAACATACGGTACAAATGTAGGTACGTATGTATTAAAAAATGTTCCCTCTGCACATCCAATTGCAATTCAAAATTTTAATTTAACTAATGTTATAACGTATACTGGAACTAATGCAGTAGGACCAAAAGTTGGTTTAGATGGAAATGTTTATACGTACTACTGGGGAGATGTAACAATAGAAGTTATTGGAGGATATGGAACAATTAGCTATGAGTGTTTTTACCATGGCTATATGGGAGGACAAAACAATTTAATATACAACTCTACAATATGTAGTACACCAACACCAACTCCTCCAACACCAACTCCTCCAACACCTCCAACCCCTAGTACGGTGCCGCCTGTTCCATCACCAGTTACCACCGAATATACATTAACGTATAGTGATTCGGTAAAAGGATGGCCGTCTTTTTATTCTTTTATTCCTGAATACATGATGGGTATGAATAATTATTTGTATTCATTTAAAGGTGGTAATATATATAAGCATAACACTAATGAGACTAGAAACAATTATTATGGTCAACAATTTAGTTCACAAATTACAAGTGTATTTAATAAAAATCCATTGGAAAATAAATTATTCAAAACACTTAATTTAGAATCAGATTCACCATGGTCTGTGAATTTACAAACAGATATACAAAACAATGGGTTTGTAGATTCTACGTGGTTTGAAAAAAAAGAAGGAGCATATTTTGCTTATCTTAGAAAAACTGGCTATATACCTGCGGAGGCAGACACACTTGCTTTACGTTCCGCAAATGGTATAGGAAAAGCAGCAAGCTGGTCTAGCCAAAGCAATGTGTTGACTGTTAATTTTTCTACCAATCCTTTAATAGACATAGGTAGTATCGTAAGTATTGGAGATTATTTGTATTTTTCTGAACCCGCTTACACTACAATAAAATTTGCTGGCCAAATAACTAATATAGAAGTAAATCTAGCCAGTGGAATAAACAGATTATTTGTTAATACTGAGATATCTGGAGCTCAACCTATTAGTGTAGCTGACCCTTATATTTTATATATTAAAAACATGGAAGCAGAAACTCATGGAATGTTAGGACATCTTCTTAATTTCTCATTAGTAAACACAAACACTACAGCTACTGAGCTATTTGCCATAGAGAGTGATGTAATGAAAAGTTATCCTTAAAATTAGTATCTTTGATATAGTATGAATTTGGGTATAAGGGAATTAAATGAATCTGATTATGAAGACGTATTAGTAAGGTGGTGGAAAGATTGGGGTTGGAAAGAAGCTCCACAAAAAAAATTTTTACCAGATAACGGCAAAGGCGGTTTGATGGTAACGTTAGAAGACAAGCCTGTATGCGCAGGGTTTATTTATTTTGCAAGTAATGCAGATGTAGCTTGGGTTGAATGGATTGTTTCTGACAGAAATATAAAAGAAAATAGAGACGAAGCTTTGAATTATTTATTAGAAACTTTAATAGGGTATTGTGAAGAACTGGGCGTTGAGTATTTGTTTTCTAATAATAACAATCAAAATTTAATAAATAAGTTTTTAAATTTAGGTTTTATAAAAGGAAGTCAAACAACAGAATTAATTAAAAAAATATAATATGGCAGCAGGTACAGCAGTAGGAAGTATTTTAGCAGGAATAGGTACTACAGCCGCAAAGGTAGGTACAGCAATAGGTACTACAGCCGCAAAGATAATGCCAGGTGTAGCTAAGGCAGCAGCAGCTGGCGGCAAAACATTTGGTGGACAATTATTAAAGATGGCTCCTAAAGCCCTAGCAGATGTTGCTTCAGTAGCAAT